CATTAAAAGATATCATTGATGCACCGTTGGCCGTGTGCCAAGAAGTTGGATACATGGTAGTAAATAATGATGATAAGATTGTAATTATGCGATCTTGGTGTATAGATAAAGATGATAATCATGGAGGTGGGGCAATAGCCATACCAAGAGGATGGGTCAGAAAGATAGAGTATTTAAAAACTGAATATGCAACCAGATAATTTACCAGACATACATATTATAGAGGGTGGGGTAGGCAAACATTTACAATTTACTGCGTTACTAGATGATTTAACTAGTGAAAAAAAAATTTCTATTATGTCAATATGGCCAGAGCTTTTTAAAAATGACAAAAGAGTTGCTTTTACAACTCCCTTACACATACCACCGCTACATGATCAAACGCATGTTTTTTTTAAAAATTATTGGAATGTTTTTTATCACGAACCATACAGATCAAATTTTTTAAAAGGAGAATCGCACTTAATTGATTGGTGGAGAGACATGTATGAGCTACCAAGACACGATGATAAAAGACCTAATTTTTTTATAAATGAAAGAAGAGAAAAAGAATTAGAAAAAGACATAATGAAATTAGGAAAGTTTATTTTAGTGCAGTTTACAGGGGGACAAGCTGCAAAAATACAAAACTATGACACAGAAAACGCAGGTAGAAATTACAATCAAGGACAAGAAGTTGTAAATTTATTAAGAGAGGCATTACCAGGTGTAAACATAATTGTGTTTGGACACGATAATGAGTATGAACCATTGTTAAACACAATGGCTTTTAATAATTTTGGCGGCAATCCTAAGTTTGTAGACAAAATAGATTTTATGATATTGGCTAAGTATTGTGTATCGTTCATATCTATTGACAGCTCATTACAACATATGTGTGCAAATCAATCATTCAATAAAAAGGGTATAGTTCTATGGGGTACATCAAAACCAGAGATGTTTGGTTATGAACACAATACTAATTTAATATCAGAGTATCCATATTGTGTAGAAATAGATCCAAAAAAAATAGTAGATGAGTTTTTAAAACAAGAATTATGAAGATAATAAACTTTGCTGCCTGTCCGTTGGTTCATACTAGCACTGACTTTAGATTATCTAGCAGAGAAGAATTTTTACTGCATGAGATGTCAGGTTTTGAAGACTTACATAATAAAGAATATGGCACTGTTAATGTTTCTAAAAACAGTGCATTACTTGAAAGTTATGGCATGGATAGGGTAAAAAATTTTATGGTAAACTTTACTAAAGATTTTGTAAAAAACATACTAAAAATAAAACAAGAATTTTATTTAACACAAAGTTGGGCAACTAAAAATGCGAAAGGTGCTAGACACCATGAACATATACATCCTAACACTTTATTAAGTTGTGTTTACTACGTACAAGCGGATAGTGGTGAGTTAACAATCTCGACTGACCGTAATGGTTTATTTCCTAATTTTGATTTTAATTTTGAACTTGAAGAATTTAATAATTTTAATTCTAAGTCATGGACGTTTCAAGTAAAAACAGGGGACATGGTATTGTTTCCTGGTCATTTAAATCACTCATCAACACCTAATGAAAGTGATAACGATAGAATTGCAATAGGCGCAAATTTTTTTACAAGAGGCATGTTTGGTTCATACGAAAATACAGACTTGATAGAGATTAGATGAATGTTTTATCAATAGATACAGATTATGTTACATCTAATGTGCATTTTAATAATATTATAAATTATTTTTTAAATTATATAGACGATGTAGAACTACAAAATATTATTTTTTCTCAAGCACACTCAAATATTTTTTACATACTTGATCCGATTTTTAGAAATAACAAATCTGTAGACATTGTAAACATAGATCATCACCATGATATTTGGTATCCAGAGTCACCTAAAAACTCGTTTAACTCATCTAATTGGCTTGGATTTTATTTAGAGAAGAAAAAATGCATTGATAATGTTTATTGGTTGGCAAACCACAATTCTGACAGAACTAATCATGACGATTGGGTTACGATAACATATGATATAAATGAGGTAAAATTTAGCAAATTTGATTACATATTTGTATGTAATTCACCAAATTTTTCTAATTTGTTAAGTGAAGCGGCTTTTAGTGCTCTTATAAATATTGTTATGCATACAAAAAAATGTAAAAAATTTGATTTTTTTAGGCCTAACTTAGCAAATCACATTACGAAAGGAATAATAACAAATGAATAAAGTTTTTATTGGCACGCCGTGTTATGGTGGCATGATAACTGCTGACTATTTTAAAAGCTGTATGCAACTGGTGGCTTTGGCTGCAAGTGAAAAAATAGAACTACAGTTTGGAACAATTGGTAACGAGTCATTAATTACTAGAGCTAGAAATACATTAGTACAATTATTTATGGATGGTGATTACACACATCTTTTGTTCATAGATGCTGATTTAGCTTTCAATCCAGAGTCAGTTATTAGAATGCTGCGGTTTAATAAAGATGTGGTGACAGGAGTGTATCCTAGAAAAACTATTGACTGGATAAAAGTAAAGAAAAGATTGAAAGAAAATCCAGACATGTCTGAGGATGAGCTGCTAGCTTCATCTTTGCAATATAATTTAAATGTAAAAAATCCTGATAGAATAGAGGTGCAAGAGGGATTTATTGAAGTCATGGATGGTGCAACAGGTTTTATGTTAATTAAAAGAAACGTATTTGAAAGAATGGCAAATATATACCCTGAATTAAAATTTATACCAGATCAACATATAAATCAATCTCATGATAAAGAGTTTGAGTATCACAAAACATCTAAATGGAACTACACATTTTTTGATACTATGATAGAGCCTCAAAGCAAAAGATATTTATCTGAAGATTATGCTTTTTGCCGCTTATGGCAAAACATGGGCGGTAAAATATATTCTGATATATTAAGTGGTATGACTCACTATGGAAATTATTCTTTTAGAGGTAATGTAGCAACTCAATTTAAAACAAAATGAAAAAATATTATATTCTTGATAACATTATTAACAAAACAGAAAATTTTAAAATTTATAATAATTTAGTAAACACACCTTTGTGGACTTTAAATAGATCTTCAACTGATACAAATAATTTAGAATTATCTATTAATAATTTTCCAGGTATGCTTGTAGAACAAGAAGGACAAACTTATAGCCCTTACTTGTCTGGATACTTTCAATGTTTAACAGGTATAATTAAATCTGCATTTCAAGAACAATATAATTTTGACTTACCAGATAATATTTTTAGAATTCACCTAGGAGCAAAAAATAATAAAAGCGAAACACTTTTTCACTCAGATATGAAAGACACTCAATCGTGGACAATACTTGGGTTTTTGACTCCTGTCTGGAAAGCAGAATACGGAGGGCAGATAAACATAGAGGGTGAAGAGATAGAATATAAGCCAGGTAGGTTTATTGTTTTTAAGTCTAATATCCTACATAACGGAGGTTTTGTGGGTGGCAACAATTTAGATTATTGGAGAATAAGTCTAAATATAATTTTAAATTAAGGTTTAATTTTTGTAGAATATGTTTAAAATAATGCGCCATGCAATTAGTAGATTTAAAATTTCAACCAGGTATTGACAAACAAGACACGGCATATTCTGCTGGGGATCAAAGAAAATATGTTGATTCTGATTTTGTTAGATTTCATTATGGCAAACCAGAAAGGTGGGGCGGTTGGACTAACTTACCAAATCCTAATGTAACAGTTGTTGGTGCTGTTAGAGATACACATTCTTGGATAGGATTAGACGGAACAAGATATTTAGGTCTTGGGACGGACAGAAAATTATACATTTTTTCTGAGGGTAAGGTTTATGATATTACACCTATAAGAAGAACTGCTAGTCTTACAAATCCTTTTGCCACATCCAGTGGATCAGCAACAGTAACAGTTACTGACAACGCACATCAAGCTGAGGTTGGGGCATTTGTAACTTTTGATAATGGCTCTGCTACTAACGTGGTAGATGGCATAGATTTTAATGCTGAGTTTGAAATATTAACTGTTCCATCGAGCAATACTTATACAATAAATGCAGGCACAAATGCATCAGGTACAACAGCGGCGGGTGGTGGTTCTACAGATGCAAGCTATCAAATAAATCCTGGTCCAACATCTTCAACCTACGGATATGGTTGGGGCACTGAGACATGGGGAGCTAGCACATGGGACACACCAAGATCGTCATCTAATGTAGTAGTTGCAGCAAGAAATTGGTCACTTGACAATTTTGGTGAAGATTTAATTGCAACTGTTTTAGACGGTGGCACATTTATTTGGGACACTTCTGGTGGTTTAGCTTCCAGAGCAACTGCTTTATCAAATGCTCCTACTGCATCGAGATTTAGTTTAGTATCTACTGATACCAGACATTTATTAATTTTTGGGACTGAAACAACTATTGGCAATACAGCTACTCAAGATGATCTATTATTAAGATTTTCAGATAGAGAAGACGCTACAGATTATACGCCTGTTGCTACAAATGAAGCAGGTTCTTTACGTATATCTGATGGGTCTAGAATAGTCGGTGCTGTAAAATCATCAGGTCAAATTCTTATATGGACCGACACATCATTACACGGATTACAATTTGTTGGAACTCCTTTTACTTTTGGTTTGCGTCAATTAGGAGCAAATGCTGGTTTGATAGCTCAACATGCTGCAATAGAAGTTAACGGTGTGGCTTATTGGATGTCAGACAACGCATTTTATTTATACGATGGTGTTGTTAAAAAAATGCCTTGCTCTGTTCAAGATTATGTTTTTGATGATTTAAGTTACACAAATAAAAACGACATTGCTGTTGGTTTAAATACAGCCTACAATGAAATTATTTGGTATTACCCATCTTCAAATGCTTCACAAATAGATAGAGCTGTAGCCTACAATTACCTTGAAGGGACTTGGTATACAATAAATTTAGCAAGGACTACATGGTTAGGTGCTTATGTTTATGAAAAACCAATAGCGACAGAATATGATTCTACAGCAACTGCTAACGCAACAACTATATTAGGCCTAACTGCAGGAGCGTCTTCAATTTACGAGCATGAATCAGGAAACAATCAAGCAGATGGCACAGCTATAACTGCATTTTTAGAAACTGGATCTGTAGAAATAGCAGATGGTGATCAACTTATGTCTGTAAGCAAACTCGTGCCTGATTTTGATAATCTTGCAAACACTATGACTGCTAGATTAACTTTAGAACAATATCCTCAATCTGCAGCTAATGTAACAACTAGTGGGACTATCACTGGCACTACAGAAAAAATAAGTGTAAGAGGACGAGGTAGAGCGGTTAAAATACGATACACAACTAATACTGTTGATGATACACCTTGGAGATTAGGCTCACAAAAATTAGAGATTAGACCTGACGGAAGACGTTGATATATATAAAAGACAAAAGTATAACAGAGGAAGATTTAAAAAATTTACAAGTTTTTAAAACTCATCCATTTTATCTCTGGGGTGATAAAAATAGTGAAATACGTTGTGTAAATATTGCTGCAGATCATCAAATACCTTTAAAAATTCAAAGTTATGTTTCTCACGATCCCAAATATAAAAATATAGAATTAGCTGAAATAATTACGTATCCAACTGGAGTTTCTAAAAATTTTCATTTTGACACGCAAAGAGACAGCACAACTGGAACATCTGTAACATTCTTAAATGATGATTTTATAGGGGGTGAGCCTGTCATAGAGGGTATAAAAATAACACCAATAACGGGGAGAACTTATTTTATAGATGGAAAAATGTATAAACACGGGGTATTAAATGTTATAAAAGGCTCAAGACAAGCTTTAACAATATGGTACAATAATGGCTAAAATAACAATAACTAGATTACCAAACGCAACACCTGAGTATGATCCTGCTCAGTTTGATCAAATGATAAGATTATTAGATCAATTGATATTATTGTTAAATACAAATTATCAACAAGATTTGAAACAAGAACAAGAATCGGAGAGTTTTTTCCTTGGCTAATACATTTAAAAGCGCAATGGTTGACATGACAAGTACAGATTTAACAACTGTATTGACAGTGCCTACAGCCAATCCTGGTGCCACACCACCTGTGCCGCCAACAACTGATGTAGTAAAATCTATTTTAATTTGTAACGATTCAGGTAGCACCACGCTTGTAGACCTAGAAGTAGTTAGATCTTCTGCTACATTTGAATTGTTTAAAGCTAAAAGTGTAGCCACAAACACTACTACTGAATTATTATCACAACCTCTTGTGTTACAAGAGTCTGATGTTTTAAAAGCACAAGCAAACGCTGCTAATCAAGTACATATAATTGTAAGCTTTATGGAGGTTACAAAAGGTCAACTTTAGAAAGGAAAGAAATGAAAAAATTAATTTATGGTTTAGTTTGGTTGTATATTAAATATGGTATGCATCCAAAAATAAGAAAGAATACAATAACAAAAATTAGAAAGTCTTAAAATGGATCTTCAATCTTTATTTATAACACCTGTAATGATGACAGAGATAAAAGGTCATGGTCATTTAATCGACAGATTATATGAGTTAAAAGCACAAGATGAAAAAGGAATGCCTCGGTCAAACGTAGGAGGGTGGCATAGTCATGATGAACTTTACAAAGACGAGGAATTTAGAAGCACCGTAGGTGATATTTTATACAAAGCAAAAGAATGCTTTAACCATTTAGATGTACAAGATAAATATGTTCCAGAAATGACAGGTTTGTGGGGCATGATAAATCCACCAGGATCTAGGAATAATATTCACACGCATCCATACAATTATCTATCTGGAGTATACTATCTTAAAGTGCCCTCTAAAAGCGGTAATTTAGTGTTTCTAGAGCCTAAACCACAAGCAGAGGTGTTATCACCACCAAAGAAAAAAGACGCCTCTATACACCTAGCTCATAGCGTTGATTATGAACCAAAAGAGAATGCCTTGATTTTTTTCCCATCATGGTTACAACATGAGGTTAAAATAAATACCTCTAATGAAGATAGAGTTATTTTAAGTTTTAATATAAACTGGAGTAAAAATGCCGATAATTAAAAACGCAGAACAAATAGGTACTATGACTCTTGAGGATGGTAGAGTCATACCAAAATATAATGTCAAGACAGAAACGACCTTAACCAATATTGATACAGGTCAAGAGTACGAGAGTGAAGAGGCTATGCAAGCTGACATAGATGATCCAAACACTTCGACAACTGCAGAAAAAATTAAAAGAGATGTCAAAGTATTTGCTCCATCATTAAAAGATATGTTAGGTCAGACTCCTAAATAGTGTCAAAAATATTTGTTCAAGAAAATTTTTTTGATAAACAAATATACGAAGACATTGTAAATCAAATGATTAATACTGAATATGATCCACCAGGCGTGGATTATAGAAAAGCTCTTGAGGGATCTTTTTGGCACAAACATGAATTACCTCAGGGCTGTGAATTACAAACAGAAATAAAAAAATTAATTAAAAATTATTTTAATCATGAAGTAAAAGAGTTTGTTTCTCCCACACTTTACACTATGGTTGGGGCCTCTGATAAACCTAGACCACATGTTGATGAGGCAGGTAAACCACAATTTCAATGTATTATCTACATGCACGGACCTGAGTCCATTAATAATGGCACAGGTTTTTATAGTGAAAATGAATTAAACATTCATGTTGGTTTTAAACCAAACAGAGCTATATTTTTTTCTTCTGATGTATACCACACACCACTTCAGTGGAATGGTAACGGATCGTTTAGATACTCAATATGTAATTTTTTTACGTAGATTTTTTACAAGCACAATCATTACAACAATGCTGCTCTGTGTTTTTAATGTGTCTTTCAGTGTCTCTTTCCACAGCTAATAGTCGTTCGTGGTATTTGCTCACCTTATCTGCAAGGTAGGCAATGGCTTTATTTATTTCTTCGTTTTCCATATTTTCTCCTATGATTGTTAATTTTGGTGAGAACCTAATGTAAGCATATTTTTAGTCT